TCAGCGCTGCTTCTGGGCCGCTTCAATACGTTGCAAGATTTCCCGCATTACCCTTAGGTCGCCGCTCTGACCACTGGCCGTGATCTGCAGCTCCTTAATTGCCTGCGAGATTGATGTGGCAGATTGTTCGGCAACGGTGACGCGGTAGGACAGGTTATCAAGCTTCCGCAGCTCAACCTCGTTGACCTTGAAGCGTTCCTCGATCTTGCCGTCCGCATTGCCGAGCCGACCTTCCACGGCAACCCGCCAGCGTTTCAGCTCGTCAATGTCACTATTGGTTTGCGCCCAGGCATAGCCGCCGCCTGCGATGATGCTGACCAGCGTCGTGAGATTGATCCAGGTGTTGATATTGTATTTCGGCGGCTTTTCCGCTGGTTCGTCCGTCACGTCCGGTCCCCTTGCAAAGCATTGATAGTGTCTGCCTTCGCGGCATTTGTGGCGCGGCAATCGGCCAGCGCCTTTCGGTCCTGTCCCCACAGCCGATATTCAGCCGTTCGATCTGTGCCAGCAGGAATAAACACAGGTGCATCGCAATCAGCCATGATGCTGGCCGAGACGCTTGGTTTACGATCAGCGGTCGGTTGCGCCGATGGCGTTGAGAGCGTTTCGCACCCCGTCAGGCATAGCAGAGCAGGCAGGAGCGGCACCCGCCCCAGCAGCGGCATTCGGTTTCGCATTATCCTTTTCCCTTTCCTCGGCAAGTGCTGCCTCAAGTCCTGCGACCTGCCCAACATGAGCGGCCATCGTGGCGACCAAGGCCGCATCGGCGGCATTGATTTGTTTCTGTTGAGCCTCGATTTTGGCGAGCTGAAGCAAGTCGGCCTTACGTTGGGCTTCGGCCCATTGTTGGCGGATCTCAGTCCGGCCAGCTTCTTTCAGCGATGACGCCCACCGATGCAGGCCTAGCCCGGCGATGAGGACGGCAGCAATCAAGGCGATGCCGCGCCAGTCGAGCTTGCCGCGGAGCGCCTTGAGGGCACTCCAGGCAGTCAGGGCGATTGCAATCATTGGCAATCACCCTTGCGGGCGCGGTCATCAGCCGGTTGCCAGCCAACCGGTGGCTGGGGCTTCATCATCCCCGCAGGCCCGTCGCGCCAGGTGTTGATCAGGATCTTGGCAAGCCCCAAAAATCCTACGATTTTCAAGGAAACCGCCTCGCTGAAAAATGGCGTCCAGTCGAACAGCGCCAGCGCCGGGATCGCAGCAATGAGCGTGTTGATGATGTTATGGAGGAGGTTAGTGTTCATGCCGCCCCCACCAGCGCCACATGAAAGGCTTTCGCATAGGCGGCCACATCGCCCGCCCGTTCCTTGCCGTTGATGATACGGCGGGCATTCAACCAATCGGCTTTAGCCCCGACGAAGAAATGTCCGAGCTTGGCCCCGGTGAACAACCCCTCACCCATGCCCACAAACATCACCTTCAGGGCAATGTCTTCACGCATCGCCAGCGACGGATTGGCGACGAGGTCAACGCCGATTGCACCGCCAAGCTTGATATAGTTGCCTTTGTGAGTGAGCTGCACATAGCCACGCCCCAGCCAGCTCTTGCCGTCCGAGCCGATCCGCCAATAAGGTGACTTCACCCAGGGCATCGTGCCCTTAGCGAATGACCGGTCGAGCATGGCAATAGCCTGGTCATCCGTTGCCGCGCGCGTCTCTCGCACCGGCTGCATGGTCTGGGCGGTTTCGTGATAGGCCGTGCCAAGCATGTACGCCAGCCACCGCAGATCTGTCATATCGCTGACCTGCCAGGCATTCAGAATGGCTGTAATGCCATTGACCTGATTTTGCGTGAGCGCACCGCCGCGAAGAATTTCGCGCGATCCATAATGATCATCCTTTTCTTGGATTTTTTGGCCACAATCCTGTTGCGGCTCGTTGCAAATTTGTTCGCTATTTGCTAACTTTAATTTATGGAAAAGATCGCATATAGCAAATCATCATTGAAGGTTGTTCGGCGCTTGCGAGCCAGTGAGGCAAGGCAGATTGCCCACAAGATCAAGCAATATGCGAGCGATCCGCAGTCCATGGCGAACAACGCAAAGGCACTGACCGGCTCGCCTTACATCCGGTTGCGGGTCGTTGATTGGCGGGTGATCATAGATGATAAAGGCAGCGTCCTTGATATTCTCAAGATCAGCTCGCGTGGGAGCGTCTACGAATAGGAGAGAACAATGCAGACCATTATTACCCCGAGCGGCGAAACGCTGGTCGTATTGCCCCTGGCAGAATACGAAAGCCTGATCGACCGCAGCGACATCGCAGCCGCAGACAAGGTCAAGGCGGATATCGCCGCAGGTGACGACGAGCTTGTGCCCGCCGAAGTCGTCAACCAGCTTCTTGCCGATGAAAATCCGGTCAAGGTCTGGCGCATGTTTCGCAAGATGACGGCGCGGGAATTGGCCGAACAGGCCGGTATCAGCGCGCCCTATATTTCCGAGATCGAGAGCGGCAAGAAGGACGGAAGCTTTGCGACGATGAAGAAGATCGCAGAGGCTCTTCGTGTCGATCTGGACGATCTGGCGTAAATTCGCCTAAAACCCCGCAGCCCATACCCACAGGCTATCGAGTTGCTCACCGGAAATGCCGAGCAAGACCGCCAGTTCGTCAATGGCAGGATTGGAGCGCTCAAAGCTGACCGCCTCGGTAATCTCGATGCGCAGATCGGCAGCCGCCTGTTTGTCATCCATGGCATCGACCAGCGCCAGAACATCCGCCTTGCTGACATTGATGCGAGACGCCGCCAGCCAGAACTGACGCGGCGTCAGCGTTGGCATGACAGGCGTGACTGGAGGTGGTTGGTATTCAACCACAACCCCGTCAATCAGTTTGCGCAGGGACGGAAAACTCAACATCTCGCTTCGCTGCGCTTGCGTGATCTCCACGGCCTCATTCGGAATCAGGCAGTCGGGGTTTGGCTGATGGCCAGTAACCTCGCCCACTTCATCATAGACCGGCAGTTGCCTGTCGCCGTGCACCGCCTCGTCGTAATACGCTTTCGCAAAACCCTCGTCATCGATCATCGCGTAAATCGACATCTTAAACCCCTATCGCTATCCAGTGGAGATATGTACCGGTATGTCCGCCGACCCCTGCCGCAGAGATCACCCGCGAACGGATATCGAAACCATTCTTTGTCAGCTGCGAGACTGTGATCGACAGCGCATTGCTTGCACCAAGAATGTTATCGGCCACAGGAGCCACCGCCCAACAGGCCGATGTGAAGGCGACCGGAAAAGGCTGATAGTAATCACTGTTGGCGCTGTCTGAAGACGAACCCCACTGGATCAGCGGGCCGCCTGGGATCTTCTGATACCCCGTTGCAGCCAGCTGTCTCCCAGATCCGAAATCCGTCCAGATTCGCCCCAGATCCGTTGCGTCCACCTGGCCCCGCAGCGTTGAGCCATCCCAGCCGACATAGATCTTGTTGGAACCTTGCCCGGTTCCACCGCCCTGCTGCACAGGCGCAAACCCCAGATTGGCCTGTGCTCCGAGCTTTGCCCGTCTGGCAGCCGGATCGCCCTCGACATAAGCGTTTGTCCAAAGGGCACCCATCTGCGTGGCATCGACCCGCGCCAACAATCCCGACCCATCGGTGGCCCAGCCGATCTTGATGATATTGTTGTTTCCTTGGCCAGTCCCGCCTCCCTGCTGGACAGCGCCTAAAGTCGCCCGAGCCGCCACGGCATCCGCATCGTCGAGCAATGAGCGGGCAAAGGCCGTCAGGGTCGTCAGTCCCATTTGCCCCGACCCGGTAAAATAACTGAGACGGTTGGCAATACCCTGCAAGCCGCCCAGCGCTTCGAGATTGCCGGAATTGCCCAGCAGATCGATCAACTGCCGGGCTTGTGCCGAGATCCGCGACCCATCACCCTGATAGCGCAGCCGGTAGGCCGCGCCATTCAGCGTTCCGCCCCGCCAGGGCTGGGCCAGTGTTAGCGCCGTGTCGCCGGTGACCGAGCCGACAATCCCGCAATAGCCATCGGCAAACAGCAGATCCCCTTCGGCAAAGCCCGCCGTTGACCAGGCCGTGCCGGCGCCGGTGACGGCCGTTGCACCTGCGGCAACCGAGATCGTGCCCGCCCTATAATCACTGCGCAGTGCCATCGGCATTCTCCTGCTCATTCGTGGTGGTCAAAGCCTTCAGTTCGGCTTGCAGCTGGTCGCGCTCGGCTATGACCTCAGCCAAGGTCTGGGCCAGCGCCAGATTGCGCTGCTTCAGAAAGTCCGCCTGGGCGGACAGTTCGCGATAGGCGACATCGGGGTGAATGTTCATGGTCATGATAGGCCTTTCGGTGGGAATGGAAGATATGGGGAGACAATCCCGCCTCACGGCAGCGCCACGCCGAAGACGTAGTAGCGAAGGCCAATGATGGCGGCGGGATCGTTGACGGTCTCGGTGCGCACCCCGCCGCCGCTTTGATTGTAGTAAGCGACGTAAAGCGGGTTGCCGCGGAAGGTGTAGAAGGTCGCGCCCGTGTCCGTGTATTGGACATAGCTGGTGTCGCCGGTGAAGGTCGGAGATCCCCAGCTGTCATTATAGGTGCGGTATTTGCCGAGCCTTGGCGGGCGCACGAACTTGGTGGTGTTGATCGACAGCGAGCCACCCTCGACCGTGCCGCTGCCGTGGACCGTGCACCATTTGATAAAGGTGAACATGCCGCTCGCATCGTAGCTGATCGTATTGGCCTGGTTACCGGTGGTGATCGACAGATAGCCTTCCTTGACGATTTGCAGGGCTGGCCATCGGCTATCGATGACGATATCGCCAAAGCCCGGCGATGCCCCTGCCCCAGGCCGCAGGAATTGCACGACCTGCTGACCGTTCTGATCGAATTGCCGCAACACATTGTTCGCGCCGCTGGTGGCACTGGCCGGTGCCTCGGCAAAGACAATCACCCGCGCCCGGCAAGCCCCGTTCGGATTGGAGAACTCGACGGTATTGCCATTGGCCCGAAACGTCGCGCCGAACGGCCCATCGTTGGGATGACACGGAAAATAGATCGGCTGGCCGGAGGCATAGAAATGGCATTCGATGATTGTGTCGGTGGGCAGCGCCATGCCGCAGTCGAAATAGCTCGTTCCCTTTGGAACAGCGATATCGGCGGCGGCAATCACCTTGGCCGGGATCTGTGAGGCGCTGAATGCCAGCTGGCTGCCCGTCGCCGTATTCACATCGAAGCCCGGCTTGCTGACTCTGAGATCTGTGGAGCTGATGATGATTTGCGGCTGGCCGGAGACCGCCGATTGCGGCGTGCCGTTCTGGATGGCGGTCTCATCGCCCGGCAATTGCCAGACGACCAGCTTGTCGGTGCCTGATAGCCAGATCGAGCTTTCGGTCGGTTTGACCGTTGCCCCAAAATACCCCGTGAAGGTATAGGTGGCATTGGCGGCAGCCCAGCCCATCAGATAGGCCCCGCCGTCGCCGAGCTTCCAGACCTGCGTTCGGTCATTGGTCCCGAAATACATCTCCAGCATCTGCATATGGGTATAAAACCCATTGGTATCGACCCGCTTGCGATCATAGAGCGGCAGGTCATAGATCAGGCCGGTAAAATAGGACTTCTTATAGATGTCCTGGTACCCGCCATCGCCATTGCCGGAACTCCACCAGGTCCAGGACGAGGCGGAAGGATAGTAGCCGCGGGGCGACGTTCCTGTCGCCCCGGTGCGGATGGCGTTGACCTTGCAGTCTGCCGCCCATTTGGACGAATAGTAAAACTTCGATATCTCGGCATCCGAGGTGGTCGCCGGATCAAAGCTTGCCTTGGTGATCTTGATGCAGGCCGTGCCGGTATAGTCGAGGCCAATAAGGGTTTTGGTCATGACGAAATCACAATCGTGCCGGCGTTAAGGGAAATCACCACCTTGCCATTCGTGCTGCGGATCTCACCGGCTGTCACCGTGCCGATATTGGCGACGTTCATCCGCACGGCAGCACCATCGACCACGAACGGATTGTTGAGATTACCACCGGCAACGACGACGAATTGCCCGGCCTCGACCACAAACCGACTGGGCAGATTCGCATCATTGGGGACATCGAGATACCAGGCGGCACTGCGCCAGCTTCCATTGCCGCCCTGTCGCGCTTCTGCACCGATACGGGCATAGCCAGCCGGCCCGCCCATGGCCGACATGCGAAAATTGGCGGTGGAGACATCGCCACTGGCCGAGGCCGCCGTCAGCGAGGTCAGTGCCGTGGCAATCGATGAGACATTTCCATTGGTGGTGGCGACACTGGCTTGCAGGGTCGAGACGGCGGTGGCCGTGTTCTGGAGCCCTGTTTTGGTATCAGCCAGCGAGGCGGTCAGTGTATCGACGCGGCTGGATAGGGCGGTATCGGCTGCCGCCAACGCATCGGCCCGTGATGACAAGCTGGATGACGACGACGCGAGCGAGGCGGTCAAAGTATCGATGCGCTTTGAAAGCGCTGTATCGGCACTGCCAAGCGCGGTGATCTGCGAGGTAAAGCTGGCCGTGACGCTGTTAAAGCTGGCGGTCAGCGTCTCGACCCGGCTGGCTGTTGCCGCGTTGGCTGAGGCCACTACATCAACGGCAAGGCTCCAATCCGCCGTGACGCCATCGGCAACCGCCTTGATCTGCTGGCGCAATTGCTGACGGGCATAAGCCGTTCCCAGATCAAGCCCTGCAATGCGCGCATCCAGCTCTTCCAGCGTTGCCTGCACATCGCGCAGGCCAGAGCCGATCCAGTCCTGATAGCTGGCGAGATCATCGTCCAGGCCCGACAGGCCGACCGCTCCCTCATACGGATCATAATCGGCCCCAGCCAAAAACCGCACATCATGCGTCAGCACATCGATCCAGTCGCCCCATTCGGTGGTGCGATTGGAATAAGGCACGAACCGGCCCCGCGCCTGATAGAGCGAGGCCGACAGGAACGTGCCGTTCAAAATCCATTCAAACGGGGCGGCATAGGCGGTGGCATTGCTATCAAACACCACCATCTGGCTCGCCTTCAGGCGCACTTGCACCCAGACATTGGCCACGTCATCCTGATCAGGCGCGCAGATCACCTTGATGGACGGACGCCGGGGATTGCCATTGGCGTCGAAGATCGTCGCCGGTTCGGCCTTCCAGCCGTACATCGGTTGCGCAACAGGCACCCCGCTGGAGACACTGCCGCTGATCGGTGGTTTATAATCCGTGCCCTGGTTCCAGCTGTAATCGGTCGGATCGACCTCCGTGATATCGAGGACAACATCAAGGTTGGGCTGATCGAGAACGCCATCAACCCGAAGCCGCTTCTCGACATAGCCATTGCGATTGCTGGAGGTGGCGACAATATCACCCGGCTCCAATGCCCCAAACTTGGGCGGCATGGAAATGGTATGACGGCGGGCGCGACGGGCTTCCTTCAAGGCCGATTGCATCAGCCGCTGCACCTGTCCAGCGTAGGGCACGAAGTCGAGGCTCACATCCGACAGCAGACGACGGTTGCCGTCTTCCACCTCATAATCGCCGTTATAGAGCGGCGGGGCTTCCGTCATATTCCAGGCGTCATCCGGCGATGGATAGGACGCGGAGATCCCGTTGATGGTGTCGGACAGGCCGAAGAACGGCGTAAAGCTCTGCTCTTCCGTGGATAGAATATCAGCGTCGGTGAAGGTCATGACCGGTTCGTCCGACACGCCGATGAATGGCTTATACGTGCCGCCGATCTCGGCAAGCCGCCCGTTGCAGGCGGTTAGCATCGCTTGCGCCGCGTCTTGGATGGCCGCACTGACCTGCACCTCAGCGCCGGAGCGATAGGTGGCCTCCAGGCCATCAGCTCCTTCGATCAGGGTGCGGCATTTGCCAATCTGGGCAATCCAGTGGCTGGCAGGCAAGCGCCGTTCGGTGACGGTCTGGAGGCCATAGAGCCATTGACCGTTCCAGCGGATACCGCGCATCAGTGCATAGAGCTGCACAACAGGCAGCCGGTCGCCGTCGCCGCCCCAGGTCGAGGCGTCGCTCCAGCGCTGCGGTCCATTGCCGCCAACCGAGCTGTCTTTCGACGGATCATAAAGCCGCATTCCATCCAGCACAAACTTGAAGGACGGAAAGCCGGAGAACAGCTCCTGGTTCACGCGCGAGGTGGCAATCACATAGGCAACGCCATGGCCGACGCGGGTATTCTCGTAAGGGCGGGCCGTGGACGAGACCCGGTTGACCAGAAAGCTATCCGCTTCAGTCTGCGTGCCATCGTAAAATTTGAGCCAGAGGTAATCGGTATTGCCCTTGCGGTAATCGAGAACCGGCCAGCCGTATTCGGCATGCGGATGATCGAAATCGATCTCGCAGGCAACGCCATTGACCACTGCCACCAGCAGTGACTTGATCGGCGCATCGGCAACGGCAATGACCTGCGTGACATAGGCATTCGGTGTCTTGCCCGCATTGCCCCAGGTATTGGCATAAACCAGAGAACCCGCCGTGGCCGTCATGCCAAAAATGATCGAGCGCGGCACGGTGCCACCGGACTGCAATTGCCCATTGACGGCAAAGCTTGCCGTGGAAGCCTTGTTCTTGCCCGCCACAGCCGAGGCCAGATAGTTCAAACCAACGCCGACCGCCGCCTTCAGCAGCGTCGAGCCGATAACGCCCATACCGCCGATAAAGGTCGAGACCGCGCCAAGCGCCGACGCCACGCCGCTGACAATGGCGGCGATGCCAGAAAAGATTGCCATGGATGGGATACCCTTAGAGGGGTTTGATAAAATGCGTCTCGGCAGGCGCATAGCCGCGCCGGGCATAGAGGCTCGACACATCGTTGGTGGTCAGCGCCGCCATGCCGATAGAGACGCATCCGATGGATTTGGCCCATGCCTCATAGGCATCGAGCATGACAAGGCCGGAGCGACCCCGCGCTTGCGGTGCGATGAACCACACCGTTTCCTTGGCCATCAGACCCGCCCCGAAGGGATGATCAAAGGCTGAGGCCAGCAACAACCCGCAGACCAGTCCATCCCGTTCCAGCAGCAACGCGCAGGCCATGGGATTGTCGAGGTGCAGGCGGTACAGCGCATCGGCCCGCGCCGCCTCGAACCGGAAGGCATAGCCAGCCGCTGCATGGCTTTGGTGCAAAAGGGTGATGACGGCAAACCGGTCGGCAATCGTGCCGGACCTAACCATTTCTCGCCAAAGCCTTGGCCAGGAAATCCGCCATACTGGTTGCCTTCGTGGTGGTGATTTTGCCCTGTGTCTGTCCCCAGAACAGTTCCCAATCGCCAACCACCGCCGTATCCTGATAGAAATTGTCGGTGGAGCTGCGCAGCTTCTGGCTGGCATCCGACCGGGTGTCGGGATTGGAGCGGGTAATCTCCTGCATATGGGAGGCGCAGGTCAGCGTCACCGCGCCGGTATCGCCTTCGGCTGGGGTCTTGATCTCTATCGTGTCGACAAAGCCCAGGAACCGCAGCTCTGCCGGAGACACCAGCTTGCGGGTTTGCGGAGAAAACAGGCCACGATAGATTTCCACGCGGGCCTGTTTGCAATCGTAGAGCCGCACGGCCTGCGCCACCATATCGTCAATCTGGGACATGGTGATGGTAACGTTTTGCGCCTCCAGCGTCGAGACCAGCGGGATCTCCGTGATGCTGATCAGCGCGCCGGAGCCGTAAAAGCTCCTGATATCGGCGTTGCCAGTGTCGGGATGGACCACCTCGGCAGTGATGTTACCGACATCCGACCAGAAGCCAACGGAAACCGGGTTTCCAGTGGTCCGGTCGCGCGCAATAATCCAGAGAAAATCACGCGCCACCAATTGCCGCGCCGAAAGCGCGTTGGTGATTGCAGCAGGATATAAGCGCATCAGCGCACCTCGATACCTTGGAAAGACACAGAGCCGCGCCCGGTGGACGCATCGGCTTCAGAGGAAATCGACCCCGGCACGATCATCATCGTGCAGGATGGCCGCAGCAGCGTGACAGCAGACCCCGCAGCGGTCCCCGGCCACAGATGCGGGCGAAGCTCGAACGGCCCGGCAATACCCGCCCCATTGGCAACCGCACCCTCGACAACGCGGTAAAGCCCGCTGCCTGCGATCTGGACAAGATCACCAACAGAAAACACATAGCCGCCGCCCAGCCCGGAGATCGTTACGCTCTTATTGTCACCGCCGATGGCCGACAGCACCACGCCATTCTCCGGCACGGGCTTGCCGGTCGGATAGGCAATGGGCCGCGACCGCGACAGCGAATATCCCCGGAAGTATTGCAAGCCGCCTTCCAGCGCCTCGATCCGCGCCCGCCATGCGTCCAGGTCATTCGGCTTCAACTGCTTTGTCTGATAGGCCGCCGACCAAAGCGGCGACCCCAGATCCTTGATGTAAGTCACCCCACCAGCGGTGCGCGATTGCTCCTGGCGATACAGCGGTTCGAACTTGGTGGCCCAGCCGGGGAAATCCGCGAGCAGGTCGATGGGATAGACGATGGTCATACCTTCACCCCTCTTGCCCGCGCGCCTTTCACGATCCCGATCACTTTGGCTTCAAGGGTCTTGCGATCCTGGGTCATCGCATTCTGCAAGCGCGCCACTGCCTCAGCATCCGCCCCACGAGCGTCAATGACCGGCGAGTAATTGATCTGGGTCGCGGCGGCTTTGCTGGACGCCGCCCTGGACAGATCCGGCATGCGCGGTGCACTTGGCCCGACATAGCCGCCGCTGGAATAGCCCTTCAGCCGCTTGCGCATGGCGTCCAGGCCAGCAGGCCCGCCAGCCTTTCGAACAGCATCCGCATCAAAGACATACTCGCCTTTGTGCACGACGCCCGCAGGTTCATATTTGCCCCCCGCCCCGGTATAGCCGCCATCAGCAAAGCCAATCGCCTTGGCAAAGCCGGTCAACCAGCCACCGCTACCGGTCGCGGACGATCCACCGAACAGGCCGTCAAACGCGCTATTCAACGCCAGCTCGCCCAGCTTTTTGAGAACGCCGGACAGGGCATCGCTAAAGCTTTCGGCCCCCATGATCACATCCGAGAATGCGGACTTGGCGGTATCGTAGAACTCTTGTGCTGCCTGTTGCGACCGTTGTTGAGCTTCCTCGACCTTGCGCAGGATATCGGCCTGCTCGGCATAGGCTTCCGAGGCGGCGTTGATCTTGGCGATCTGTTCCGGTGTCAGCTTGGCATTCTGCCAGTCAGTATCGCCCTTGCGCCGGGCCTCTTCACGGACATCCTGAAGAGCCTGCTGTTCGAGATCGAGCGCCATGCGGCGCTTTTCCTGCTCACGGTAGGATTGCCCAACCGCCGCCTGTTCTTCGACCAGAGCTGCCGTGCGATCCCGGATCGACTGGATATCCATGTCGAACCGGTCATCTGCCGTCGCTCTCGGCACCTTGGTTTTTTTGTCGGACGAACTGGACCGCTGATTGTCGGCCGCCACATTTGACTGTGCCAGCTTGCGGATCTGATCGTCAGGCAGGTAGCCGCCGTTCTTTTGCAGATCGGCCTTGATCTTGGCGATCTCTTTCTCGACCGCAAGCTGATCCTTCGACAGCGTGTTTTGCCGCTGCGCTTCGTCAGCATAGGCCTTGCCGATCCGAAGCATATCCTCGCCCTGTTTGCGCGACTTCGAATACTGACCATAGCCCGATGCGACCTTCGGATCGATGGTCGAAACATCGCCAAGCTGCTTTTGCAAAAGAGCGGTTGCGGCAACCGCCTCTTTCAGCCTGTCGAGCAGTGGTGCAAGCTGATCGGCCAGCTTCTGGAATTTGGGGTTGGAATTGGCGAGCGCATAGAGTGCATCGCTGGCACCGGCTGCAGTGACCTTGCCATCCTTCAAACCATCGCGCAGATCCGAAAGCGACTTCAACTGGTCCTCAGTGATAAGGCGGCGCGGCGCGTTGTTGATGATCTGGGTGAAGAGATCGAGTACGGCGGTCTTTGCCGCATCAATCTGGGCTTTCCCCTCTTCGACGCCACCTGAAAGCGAGTTGCGGGTCCGCTCGCTGATCGAGTTGGCCGCACCTTCGACGCTGGTCGCCGCCTCCTTGGCGCGCTCCTGCACCTGGGCAAGCGCCTGCGCATAGGTCTTTGCCGCCTGACTGGCGTCTGCCGAGGAGGACGAGAACAGCGCAAGCGCGCCGACGACCGTCCCACCGATGATCAGACCGAGCGGACCGGCCGCCGCACCGATGCCGCTGATGGCGGTCGCAATACCGGCCATGGACGATGCAGCCCGCAGCGCCGCGACCAGCCGAAAAACTGCCGCTGTGGCCAGGCCAAGATTGGCGATCATCAAAGCAATCGACCGGCCAACCAGAGCGGCGGCAATGACAGAGGCGAGCTTCAGCACGACATCGGCCGTCTGCTCGAAATTATCCGCCAGAGCATTCAATCCAGCCACCATGCGCTGGGATGCGCCGAGGCTTTCATCCGTCTGGCCAATATAACGGGTGAAAGCATTGTTCACCTTGGTCACACCCTGTTCAATCGTCTGGGTGGCATTGGCCGCCATCCCCTGAATGGTTGGCAATCCCTTCAGGAACGACTGAAAGAATTCCTGGTTGGACACTTTGCCATCGTTGACCAATTGTTTGAGCTTACTGACAGAACCGCCCGCAACGCTGAGGCCGTTGGCAACGGCGATCAGGATCGGTCGCGCCCCTTCGTTGACTGAGTTGAATTCTTCGGCCTGGACGCGGGTCGAGCCGAGGAGCTGGCCAAGCTGCGTCAGCGCACCCTGCGCTTCGGTGGCAGACTTGCCCTCGATCTTCAGAGCCGTGCCGACACCATCGGTGAATTTGAGCAGATCGGCCTGAGACGCACCAAGCGCATCACTGGATTGCGCCGCCTTGCCGAACAGGTCGGCCATCGCGCCAATGGGCGCTGCATTGCGCTGGGCAGAGTTGTAAATCTGATCGAGAACAGCGACCTGACTGACGCCAACAACACCGGCAACCGCCAGGCTGTTCTTGGCGCTAGTCCAGGCGTCGGCATAATGGATGACGGAATCCACTGTCAGCGCCGCCGAGATCCCCGCAATCGGCGTGATTAGCCCGCGCGCCATGGACGTACCAAGCGCCGAGAACCGGCCGTCCATTTTCTTCAGGCGGTTCTCAATGGCGCGCGCCTGCGAACTGGTCACATTCGCGGCCTTCTGCATTTCGCGCTGATATCCTTTGATATCAGCCGAAAGTTGCACTACGAGTTTTTCAACATCGGTCGCCACTAAGGTTACACTCCCTTTCCCCAAGCATGATCATGAGGAGAATTTTTATGAAATGGGTTGCAATGAGCGTGATAATGCTTGCCGGTCCCTGTCAGGCGGCGGAACAATTCAAAGTCGACCTTAGCAAGGAGGAGATTTTTAAAGCGGCAGACGTCACAACTTTGTCTGAGCTTGCAGTGGGTGAGATTGGCTTTGCCGAGGGCATTTTTTGCGTAAAAGACAATGCCCTATACATTCTAGGGAACGCCCGGCTTCAAGCAAGTAAGTCAGATTACACGGTTAATTACCGATTCAAGAGAGAGCCTGGCGGTACATTTCAGATGAATTTATTGTTCGGCGAAAAGGCCTCAGACAAGTCAGCCAAAAAGCGCGTTGCACAACTTATGGCGTTCGGTTCCGACTCGGCATTGTGTAAAGTGGCCGAACTTAGCGGACAAGATATGCTTCCGATCTCAAGTGTGAACGATTTTAAAACCGCAGGCGAGCTGCTGCGGTCAAACTAGCTCTCTTGCTCAAGCCAATCCCACAGATCATCCTTTTCCTTCTCTGAAAGCGCCCCTTCATCATCCGGCACGTTCGCGGCCATCCAGCCGTCGAGAGCGGAAAAATACTGAAAGAGCGACATGGCGCGGACTTGCTGGGGTGAAAACCCGATAGCCGCGCCATTGCCGTAAATGGCGGCAAATCTCAACTTTCCGTTGGGAAGGTCGTCGAGGGCATTGCCCCCTTTTGATTTGCCGCGTCTGGCTCCCCCGGCTTTTCATCCGGTGCGCCGACGATGCCGGCAGTGAGGATCGCCTGGGCAAACAGCAGATTTTCGGCGGGCGGGCGGGCCTCAACCCATTTGCGCACCAGGCCTAGCGCCTCGACTGGGGTCTTGCCGCCGCCGATCAGCCCGAAGCGGATCACATGGGCGATGTCCCCCACCCGCCAGGTGCTGGTCTGAAGCCGGTCGAGGATCACATACGGCCCGGCATCGCAGGCCTCTTGCAATCCTTCCAGCTCCCCCCAGCCGAGGCGGAAGGTGTAATCACCGTCCGCCCAAGGCATTGTCAGTTCCGCATTCCTCATTTCTGGGCGACCACGCGGGTCATCTTGCCGTCGCTCTGCATCGAGATGCTGGCCGTGGCGCGCTTGCCGTTGTCGCCAGCACCTTCGAACTTCTCGACATGCATGCGGCCTGTCCAGGTGATGGTCTTGGCCGGGAACTCCCATTCGACCTTAACCGGAATGCTGTCGATGTCTTCCCAGGCATCGAGCCAGGTCTCGACGCTTTCCTGCGCCAGAACCCCCTCGCCTGAGATCGACATGGAGAGCGAGGAAGCATCACGGCCTACCCAATCGACGGTATCGGGATCATCGCAGTCAGGGATAGAGCTTTCCTCCAGACCCTTGTCGAGCGACACCGACCGCTGGGTAAAGCCGCAAGGTGCGGAATAGACGATAGGGGTGGCGGAATTTCCGAGCAGAACACGGATCTTCCCGCCACGCATGGTGGTTGCTTGTGCCATGATGGCCTCCTGATTTTGGAAAAGTGTCAGTGATTTTCGATAGCGGCGCGGAAAGTCAGCGCAATGTGCGTGGTCAATCCATCCGGGTCGCGCAGATCGCGCCGGCTATCCAGTTCGAGATAGACAAGCGCATTGTCATTGAGGGACAGCGTATCACCGGACAGCGCCGCGACAACCGCCTTGGCAATCCGCCGACCCTCGGCATATCCGGGATCGTCCGACCAGACGCTCAACTGGATGAACAGGTCGGACAGGTTCAGCCCATCGGCATCTTCGGGCAGTTCCTGGGTGGGACCGAAGGACACATAAGGCAGGCTGACGCCCTGCGGCACCCGGTCATAGACGCGACCGGCGATCAATGCCGTCACATCAGCATCGGCTTTCAGGCAGGTGACAATCGCCACCTGCAATTCGTGTGCTGCATCTTCGCTCATGAGGCCGCCACCTTTCGCGCTGCGGTTCGGACAGCTTTGCGCACCGCCCGCTTGGCTGACTTTTTGCTGGCCCGCCAGGAGACATAGAAGAACGGCCGCGCCCTGGTGCCGGGATTTTCTGAGCCGGCATACATGCCGCCGTTCTTGTGGGGTGCCGTGCCATATTCCACCCAGCGGGCATAATAGGCCTCGGTGCTGCCGGCATAGATGGTGATGGAGAGATCATTGCCCATCTGCGATTTGACCGCGGCGACAATCCCCGCCCCTTTCGGCACCTTGCCCCAGGTCCAGCCGATGCTGTCGCGAAGCGTGCCGTCTTCGACCGCAACCAGGTTCTTCATCATGGCAACGACGCTGTCGGCCGCCGCTTCCATGCCCGCCTTGATGTCGGCTTTGGCCATGTGGGGCAGGCGCTTCAATTTTCTGTCCAGTTTTGCCAAATTAAGGATCTTGCTCATCCAGTCGCCCCACCACTCTGGCAAAGGAAATCGATCCAGCGCCGGTCGTCGTCAGTCCATTCACCCTGGGTAATATCCCTGACATTGAAGGCGAGCTGCGTATCGAGATCGCGAATGCGCCAGTCGGTTTCGACGTCCCGCGCCTCGCTGCAATCGCGCACAAAAATCACCTGCGAATGCTCGCCTTGCAGCCGATCCGCCATCACGGTCTCGCCACCGCGAAGATGGACAAAACCCGCACGGCAACGATAGCGCTCAACCCACGATGCGACGGTGACACCATCGCCCCGGTCGATCTCTTCGCGCTGTTCGAAGACAATCAAGTGCTTCAGGTCACCCGTCGATCTCTTCCGCGCCATCGGACCCTCCTGCACTTTCGCGTGGCGGCTTGGGCAGCTCGACCGCCTTCCCGGCCGCCACGGCCCGTTCGCCGCAGCGCTTCAGCACCGTCACTTCCATGCCTGCCTGATAAGCAATCGTGGTGGCGCGGATCGGTTTGAAGTCAAAGTCTTCCAGGAACCGCACCCGCATCACGCACCCCGCCGCCAATTGACCAGCAACCGGTCGAAGTCGGTCACCACATCCGCCGCGCTGCTTTCCGGCTTGCCGTAAATCTCAGCCACGCGCATGATGATCCCGAGGCGAAGATCAAAGGGCAGCTCGACAAACCCGACCTCATAGGTGACGGTCACAGGCGCGCCGCGATGCGTCTGCGGCCAGGATCGGACAGGAACCAGGCCGAGCGTCAGCCCATCGGATTTGAGCCGATACAGCGCGGGATCGAGGACAACTTCCCCACCATCCGGTGATGTATAGGTGATGATGGGCTTACTTCCCGGTTTCACCGGTCCATCCGGCAGACGCTCCAGATCGGCCCAGCTATCGCATTGCGCCACCAGGGTTTTCGGGGAGACCGAGAGATTGCAGGTCTGCTCGACAACAGCGACGACTTCCTCGATCATCATTTGCAGGATGCCGTCATCATGGGCGGTATCGATGCCACAGCGCTCTTTGACGGTCGCGACCGTGACTGGCAGATCGGCCGCTTTCGCCGTGACTGTCGCGGCATACCAGCTCACGTGCCACCGCCTTGCGCCGACTTGGTCGCCGCTGCCAGCGCAGCAACGGTTGCCGCATGCTTGGTGCGCAGGGTGTCCAGTTCGCTTTTCTGGGCGCGCAGCACCATGTTTTCGGCGCGAAGCTTGGCAAGCTCCCCGCCCCGCTCATCCTCGACAAGCTCAGCAAGGCCAGCCTCAACCAGGCGGCGCGCTTCCGGCATCTCGTAGCGGTCGGTCACATCGCCACGGTGCAGAACAAAGTCCGCCCCGGCAATGCTGGCCAGCATTTTGATTTTCATGGCTGTTCTCCAATCAGGAAACCGGCCGGCGCTGATTGCGCCGACCGAGACCAGGCGCGATCAGGCGGCGGTCTTCATGGCCTTGATGGCATTCGCATCCCCCAGCTCGCCGTCGAAGCGGATCAGGCCGGCAATGCCGACCTTCGGCCAGAAGCGTTCGCGCAGCACGCCGATGACGGGCGAGCCGACCTTGCGGACATAATATTTGGAGAAGTCACCAAACAACGCGATGCGCTTGTCGGCCGTCACTTCATCCATGTGCTGGTTGATCGAATAGGCGCGACCGTTGAAGCTGGCCGGCGTTCCCTTCTGCACATCCCCCTGCTGCCAGAGGTAATTGCCGTTGCCATCCTTCAGTTTGCGGGTGGCCAGCAGGAACTTGTCATGGAACATGTAACGGCATTTGGGCGAGCCGCGATAAGCAGGATCGATGGAATGCTCCAGTTCGAGGATGTTGTCGAAGGTGAAGGCATCCTTGGCCGCCGTGGTCACGCCGAGGCCTGCCGCATTCACCACGCCGTTCGGCTGGTTCTGACCAGTTCCCGATGTCAGCTTGCGGTTGCCGATCCGGCCGAGGCGCTCACCGATCATGCCGCCGAGCAGCGATTCCATGTTGAACAGCGAGTCGGCATCCAGCTCGAAGGACCATTTGATGAACGGCGTGGCATAGACATAGGCGTTCAGCACCTTTTGCCCGAACTCGACATCGCCGCTGCCATCTTCCAGGAGATCGGCGGCCTCGGCATGCAGATCGGCCTCGTTGTCGGTATCGTCAACGGTCGGCACCAGCATCTCATTGCCCTTCGACGTGGTGATGACAGTGCAGATGTTTTCGTCATAGAGCGGCCCCCAGGCTTTCATCGCCTGGATGATCGTGGCTTCCAGCTCGACCGGAACGGTATAGCCGCCAGCCGTTAGGCTTGATGCCAACTGGTCGCGGGTTTCGAACGAAGCAGCCCCGCGCTGAAGAACTGCGCGCTCTTCGGCCGACAGATCGGACGTACTGACGCCGCAGACCACTTTCGCAAACACGCTGCGATATTCGACCTTGCTGCTATCCGGCAAATCTTGGCCGCGTGCTTCCGGGGTATCGCGCAGCGGACGCTGTTTGGCGCGGCGCTCTTCATCGCGCTTTTCCAGCTCGATCAGCTTTTCTTCCCGGTCGAGGATACCTTGCAGCCGATCATATTCGGCCATCGCCGTATCATGAGCGCTTTCCAGTTCCTTGGATCGAACCTCATCGGTGTCAGGCGTGATCGCCTCCAGCCGTTCGCGGGCCTCGGTAACAAGGCGCGCCTGCTTTTCGCGCAATTCTTTCAGTCTTTGCGACATAGTCATGCTCCTGATTGTGGGGGAAAGTTGGGACGCGGGTCTTACGAGCGCCGCGTCAGGTCGAGGCCGATTTTCAGGCGCAGGCGTGTGGCCAGTCCATGAGAACGGATTTCGGTTCCACGGGCGTGTTCAAGCGACCGCAGGGCAATTGAGGTGCCGGCATAGGCCGGGATGGAAACGATGGAGACTTCGAACAGATTGAGATCAGTCAGCGTCCGGCGCGGCATGGATCTGGAAAAATCCCATTCCTCGCCAACCGCCTCGAAGCCAAACGACATGCCGGAGACATCGCCCCGGGCAATCAGCGTGCGGACATCGCGCCCGACCGTGGTATCGGGAAGATCGATCTCGACAGCCAGGCCCTTGGCATCCTCTGACATCCGCAGCGTGCCCGCCCGGTTGCGACCCAGCACATGGGCCGTGTCATGGTCATAGAAGGCGCGGATATCATCAGACCGCAGCGACCGGGCAAAAGCGCCTGGTGCAATCGTCTCTTCGAACACCCCGGCGATGGTGGTGACGTCACCAAAATTGGCGGCGTAGCCGGCCACCGTCATTCGCTCGCCATCGCCCCGGGCTTCCACCGGCAGCACCAACGAGCGGCGCTCACGCTCACCCGGTTTCGGTGTCGTCATCATCGCTCACCTGCGTTTCGTTGTCGTTTGGGGTAGTTTCATCAAGCGGCGGGCCGCCATTGTGACCCATCGCGCTGTTGCCGGTGGCACTGCCGATGGCAACGGTTGCGCCCTGGATGTAGAGCTGGTCGGCAGCCGGGTTCGGATCACGTGGACGGCCTTCGATTTCGCGTCCCTCGTTGGGGGTCAGCAGCGCCGAGTTGACGCCGGTTGCCAAGGCTTCCAGGCGGCTCTTGAAGTCACCGCGCATCAGGCCGTCGAGGTTGTGGCGGACATAACGGCGGGTGTTCATCCGCCCAAAAATCTTCAGGTTCATTTCCCCTTCCATCGCCGTCGCCCATTGGCTGACTAGGTGCTTGACCAGATAGAGGTCGTTCTGCTCGACATTGGAGAAGGTTGCCCGGCTCAAGTCCTGAAGAAAGTTCGGCGGGATCTGATAGGCGCGGGCAATTTCCTGCACCTGATAAAGCCGCGCCTCGGTCATCTGCCCCTTGGCCGGGTCGTAACCCACTTGGGTGAGTTTGTAGCCGACCGGCAACTGGATCAGTGGAAGCTGGTCGTCCCGCGCCGCCTTCACCGCCCGCTTGATGTCTTCTCGCGCCCGCTGCATGGCCTTGCCGCCAGCCGGCATCGGCCCCTCCAGCGCCAAGGGCGGCACGCCGCCGCCTGCAAAGAAGTTCGAGGCATAGTCGTTCATGGCCAGCGCCAGTTGGATGGCCTTTTCCGCCATGGCAATCGGTCCGCGATGTTGGACCAAATTGCGCTTCAGCATATAGGGAATGTCGATCACGTCGGTGGCTGGATATTCCCGGCCGTCGAAACTGTAGAACAGCCGCCCGCCGCGACGGCGGATCGAGCAGCTACCCGGATCAATCGGCCAGAGCGCCTCGACGCCCGCACCCTTGCGTTCGATCCAAGCCAGCCCCCGCCCGCCGGTAAACACCTGTTCCCAGAAGAAGCGCCGGAACTTCGAGGTGTCCATTTCGTCGTTCGGGTTTTCTTCCAGAACGACAGCCAGCTTGCCGCCGAGCCGCACCGGTCCCCGTTCACCCGTCCGGTAGACATGCAGCGGAAGTGTTGCGAGGGTCCGCGACAGAAACGATACCGCCGCCTGCACAGCCGGGACTTTCAGGGCTGTTTCAATATTGACCGTGGGCAGTGCGCCGCCGCCAAGCCCGAAGAACTCCATAAAATTGGTGGCGCTGACCGGCACGGTTTCGCTTTCGAGCGACGTTGAACGCCGCTCGGCCTTGCCCTTCTTGGATGCCATCAGGCGACCCCTTTATTGATGTATGGAGTAATCCGGGTCATCCCATGGGGATGCCTGGGAGGCACGAACACGGCACATCGCCATGCCCATCGACATGGCCAAAGACACCATGCCGTCGATGCGGCCAAAGGCATGTTCCTTGTCGAACATCCGATGGCCGGTGCGGTTTTCTGCAAAGACGGTGCTGGCCGCGCAACTGTCCAGCATCGGGTTCGGGTCGATCTCGATGCGCGTCTCATAGAGCGCGTTCTCGAGCTTGTTGATGCTATGCGGCATCCAGAGATAGATGTCCTGCTCACCATCCGGTACGTCAGGATCGCGCTCCAGCACCCGGCGCTGAAAGCCCTGCGGGTGGATGGTCAGTGGTAGGGAAACACCCTGATCCTCCAAATGCTCGGACAATTGCTCCAACCCGTACTGGTCGGCGCCGATCTCAGTCGGTTCGAACTTTGCGCAGATCTCGGCCAGGGCTTCAGCCAACCACGGATATTTGAGCCGCTGGCCGGGCACCGCCTCGATAAAACCCTGGTCACGCCAGAGGTCATAGGGGGCCTGGTCGGTATTGGCCCGATCCTCCAGCGTATCGGCAGGTGTCCAGAACCATGTCTTTGACGCAAACCGCTCGGCATCCTTGGTACTGTCAAGCACCCAGATCAGGGTCAGCGCGGTAAAGTCACGGGTGCGCGACAGGTCGAGGCCGCCATAGCAGGGAAAACCTTGCTCTATCAGCCAGTCGAGATCGAGATCCTTCTGGCAGGCCATCCAGGCCTCACGCTTGATCGCCGCATTGACCGATTGCGTCCATTCGCAAAAGTGCAGCCGGGCAATGCCGTTTCGTTTGCCGGGCATCATCCGCGCCTGGTCAACGACCCCATGCAGATAATCTGTGGTGATCGTCACATCCAGCAGCGGGTTTGCCTTCACCCAGCAGGACGGATCATTCTCCCAATCATCGCCCTCATCGAGCGAGCAGACAAAGGCGAATGTCGTGTCATCCTGGACAATGCCCGCTGCAACATTGACCGCATGCTGATGTTCTTCCCAGCAGATCGATTTGCGGTCCGACCCGGAATTGGTCGCCATCACCAGCAACGGCTGTTTGCGGAATTTAAAACCGCGCTCCAGCATTTCGATGACATCGCGGTTGGGATGTTCATGCACCTCATCGCACAGCGCGCAGGACGGACGCGGACCCGATTGCGCCTTGTCAGCCGAGATCGGTTTGAAGAACCGCTTGTCGCCGCCCTTGCTGATGTAAGTCAGTTGCCAGACCGGGTTCTCGCCTGAGGTCGTGATCCGTTGCATAAGCTCTGGCGACTGGTCGCGCATGGCAACCGCATCACGAAACAGCACTTGCGCCTGATCTTTCTTCGCCGCCGCCGCATAGATCTCGGCGCGGGGTTCGCCATCGGCCACCATCATGCAGATGCCGATCCCGGCCAGCAATGGCGATTTGCCGTTACCCTTGCCCTCTTCGTCATAGAAGCGCCGGAACCGACGCAAGCCGGTATCGGCCCATTTCCAGCCGAACAGCGAACCGACCCGGAAGGCTTGGCTCGGATGCAGCCGAAACCGCCGTCCCTCGAACTGACCGCCATTCAACCGCAGCTTAGACCCGAACCACTTGATCCGCTTGTTCGAGGTCTCCAGATCCCAGACCAGGCCACGGGCCGGGCCGTCGATGAGATCGCGCAGGTGACGGCGGCAGGCGTTGCGAACATGGGGACCGGCAACGATATCGCCGCGCACCACATCCGCCGCCCAGGCGGTCACCGGATCATCGTCATAGCTGACATCCGGGATCTCGACATCAATCGAATCCATCATCGGTCGGGAACTCAAATCCAAGCTGGCCAACCATCATTGCCATCAAATTTCAATGCAAAGGTCCCGGCAAAACCGGGACCCGCTCAAAACCTTTTGCCTATAGCTCAGGTCACTATTGTGTTGTTTGTGCCGTCGTTCATTATCCCACCACCCGCAAAAGCTGGATCTATGCGGGTACTGCTTACCAAACAATTTTTTGTCTTTGGCCTCAGATGGATCGCTGTCACGAATGCAGTGATGACGTTGGACGTAACAGGGCAAGCACCAATTTTTGAAGCGTCGGTATCCGAGCCGATCGTGATGCCTACGCTATCGCTATAAGGGTAACGTCCAGTGGGGGCATACACCGCGCCGCCGACATACATGTTGTTTCCAGAAACGACGCCGTAATTGGCGTTCAACAGGACAGCCGCGTACGAACCATTGTAGCCTTGGATAGAAGACCTCAGGAAAAAATTGCCTGTGATGAACGAGAAATCACAATCGACAGCATTATCCTTGCCAAACGAAACCCCAATGTTTGAGGTATCGTAATGGACTCCCCGAGATTGAAACTGGGCTCCTGCATCGGGATCGGCAACATATCCAAAGAGATGGGCTCGAACGTCACCGCCATTCACCACAATTCCTTCGCATTGCTCTTCGCCACTGACAGGCGTCCCAACGTAGACACCGTACTGCCCCCAATCCAGCCGCGGTGAGTTGATGTCAACTTGGTTGCAACCTGCGTGAAAATACATCGAAAACAGTGCGGATTTGCTCATGTCAGAGACGCCTCCGACCGCTTCAGGTATCAGGCCCCTTGTGGCAACCGCGTCGAGCTTTGACTTTTTGAGCTGCGTTCCCTCAAAACCGATTTGCCATCCGGCGCTGGGGGTCTCTCCGCAGATCGTAATCTCTGAAGCAAAGACAGAGGGAATAAGGTTATTTCCGTTTGCGGAACTACCCTTCACTCGAAGGCCCGTGCCGACCGACAAGCCTGTCGTGAAAACGCCCAATCTACTCAGCGTGAGGACAGAGTTGTTTTCACCAGGTAAGCCCGAATTATCGATCGTGAGACCGTCTGTACCTCCAGTAAAAATCAGTCGCCCGCCACCTTCGCCTCGAAGGTTGCCAACATACGAAGTCAGCGTTTTTGCTGAAGCCAAGCTGACCGGTACATCAATGATGCCATCATATACTCGACCTCCTGAAGTGAGCGCGGAAAGAAAGGACGAAAACCCGGCGTCCTCGTTGGTTCCGTCTCCATTGCAGTATTGCGAAACACGAATTGGCGATACGACCACAGGCATTATGTTCTCCTTTAGATTTGGCTTAAAGGCCTGTCTGAGAAAAGGGCTAAGTGGGCAGAATGAGCCACGACACGAACTTATCTGACGGACGCGGAACGGGCGGGGATCGCGCCGTTACTTCCGTGGCCATCGCCAATGGGGCGCATACTCGCTCGGTCGCTGCTCTGGTTTAATCGAATCCATCATCGGTCGGAAACTCAAATCCTAGCTGGCCGGTTGCCTGCAAGCCACGCTCAGCAGACGGCGTCATGCCAAAATCACTCGCCAGCGCCCGGATCTGCCGCCACGTCTCATTCAACTGGCTGACTTCCGGGCGGCTCTTCAACTGGGTGCCGTTGCGGGTTTGGCTCTCATAGGTTTCCCCGCCTTCCCGCACATCAAGCCGCAACCGCTCATGGCGGGCTATCGTCCAGCAGAGCTGTTCGAACATGTAGACGTTGACTTCATTGAGCCGGTTTTTCCGGGGATCACACAGCGGTGGTGCAATCCGGTCCCAAATGGCCCGCACATCGAACGGCAGATCATCCGGCCGCAGCTCCCGCGCCTTGGCCGCCGCCCGCGCCTCGAAGTTCGCGCCCTGGCCATCCTCGGTTTTGAGGGGCACGACGTTTTCAGAGGACGGTTTGCGGCCTTTCATGAGATAGTCCTGATTGATTTCGAGGTCGCTTCCGCTTGCCAAAAAAAATGACAAGCTGCATAAAATTCGCTTTTGGCGCTAATCGGACGTTGTGGTTACACCTAAACCGGAATTAGCAATACTCAAGTCGGTGAATGACTGTATGTGGGGAATGCGAGTGAGTTTTCGAAGACGACGTTTTTCCAGGAATGCAATCGTTATAGTATTGGCCGTCGGGCTTCCTTGTGCTTATTTTTACTATCTCATCGCCACTGACTACCGCAAGGACACAGCAAGGGTCGCCTTCATCATGAACATCTCGGAACTGCCACGGTCGGTTCGAGATATCGAATGTTCAGCAACTGCCATCACCGACCTAATCGTAACTTGCGCGTTTAGAGTTAACCCTGAGGACTTTCAAAGTCTCCTAAGCGGATGGCCTTTCAAGAGTGAGAGAGCCTCCGGTGATGGAAGAGATCACGGGACGGATGCGAAAGTGGGTACATCGTTCGATGTGGCGTTACGGTACTTCGTTCATCCCGACAGCTTCAAAAGGGGTGGCCGTGTCGACCTCGTGACCAATAGAGACCAAACTATGGTTGTGGCAAACCGATACGAGGAATGAAATCTGCAGTGACCGCATTTGGCGCAAACGCGACGTATCAAAACTCCAGTTCCTATTATGAGTGGACACCTTCCCGCAGTGGCTTTTTCCCTCCAATTTCCACTCGCTACACAGAAATGACCAACGCCGGTGCGGGAGGCGGATCGGGTTGAAGGCTGACCCACCCCCTGCCCTCGACCATCGGCCGAGGGGTCAGGTCCGGTTCGCCGGGTGTCTGGGATCGGTGGGCCAGCCATTCGCGCCCATGGCAGTCGAGAAACCACGATGCTCTTCCCGCTGCTTGGTCGCGTCGTGATGCTTCTTGCACAGGGTCTGGAAAGGTCCGTTCCAGAACTTCTCCGCATTGCCGCTATGGCGTTCAATATGATCGCAGATGAAGCCCTTCTTGAGCTTGCCTTGCTGTCGGCACATCCGGCAATAGGGTTCCCGCTTTAGCTGGAGCGACCGGATGGCGCGCCACCTCGTGGTGTAATACCAAGAGCGCCAGCCCTTGGCCTCATCTGATCTCTGATCTGTCGCCATATCCTTGAACGCAAAAAGGCGACCCATCGGCCGCCTCGTCATCATTCATCCGGACATAGCTTACGAACTGGCCCTGAATCGCATCGCCTATTGGCTTGGATCAGAGCGAGGCCGGGGGAGAACATCAATCCCTTGGGAGCATCATACGCCCCGGTCATCTCGATGGGAAAGGCGCGGTTCGCCTCTCCACGTTTTAAGCGATAACCTCAGTCAGAAATGAAGTCAATCCCCATCGTGATTTCGCTCATACCGCCGAACATCGGCACATCAACGACCACCTGGCCACGCTTCGACAGCACCTTGCGCACCGTCACCACGAAGTCGGCAAACGGGCCAGAGCGGATCGTCACCTGCTTGCCCAGCACATCTGGCATCGGTGGCACCTCACGCCCATCCATATGTTTTCTTTCCGCTTTCTTGGCAGAGAGCATCAGTTGGCGCATCAATGGTTCGGGCATCAGGTGCGGCTTGCCATCTTGGCCCATCAACCCACGAAGTTTGGATGCAAGCATCAATCCCACGAAGGCTTCATTGTCGGGAATGACCTGCACGAACAGGTAGCCCCGAAACAGCGCCCGCTGGATATCCACAGCTTGCTTGCCGCGTCTGGGAGGCAATCTCAACCGCTCGAAGGGGCACCAGCACTCGATTTCCCGCTGTTCGAGCGAACCGCGGATCGTCTCTTCCATGCCGGCTTTGCAGCTCGCCACCACCCACCGGGCCAACTGGTCGAACTCAGGCCGGTCGCGCCGGGCCATGGCAACCTATCGCTGCCGCTTGGCCTCGATAGCGTTGATGTAAGACAGCCTCGACAAGCCATCGTCCGAGATACCATCCAAGCGATTTCCGTTATGCTGCATCATGGGTGCGTCCCTCGCTCAAGCTGGTTTGGAAGTGTTCGAGTGCCGCCTCGACCGCCGCGTCGAGATCGGACTGATCCGGGTCGATGGGCGGAAAATAGTTCCAGTCGCGCAGGCCCTCGACGAACATCCAGCCACGGCGTTCATGCAGGCGCTTCCAGGCCGCAAACAGCGCACTGCTGCTTTCGACCCGCTCGAAGCTGGCAACCAGCGGCAGCAGGTCCACCGAGGTGACGAACGGCTCATTGCGACGGGCAAGGTCGCGCATCCGGCTCACCAGCGGCCAACCGTGTTCCCGGCGCTTTTCCCACACCAGGGCTTCCCGGCTGATTGCGCCAGAGGCCAGCCGCCGATTATCGAACGCCGTGAACACGAACTGGCCTGTCGGCTCGCAAAGCAGCGTTTCCAAGCGCCTGCCCATCCAGAGCTTGCCGCAAACCTTGGCAGTGGCATGGGTTTGGGCCGCTGGAGCAACCTCAGGCATCTTTTCCCAAGCCCGGTCTCGCAGGAACACAGCGGCGAAGGTGAACGTGCCTTTACCGATCCACTGGATGTAGGCCGGAGTTTTCTCGATGCAGGCCGCTCGCTGATCTGCCGTCAGGGCAAACCACGCCTTCCTCGCAGCCGTGTCGCTGCTCTTGTCGTAATTCGGCCAAGTCGGATACCAGCGCTTGAAGGCGAGATCGATCTTTCGCAATTCCTCTCTCGAAAATTCCCCCCGCCCCGCGCCTGCGGTGGGAGAGTTGTTTGGAGAGTTAGCTGGAAGAATCTTATCTTGGTGGAGCTGCTCCACCACCTTTGTGGAACCATTTCCACCACCTTCTGGCGCCATTTCCACCACCTTTTCCGCGCAAGGCGGTGGAACAGCTCCACCACCTTCCGGCAAAATCTCGTCCTCAAAAGGTGGTGTATCTCCTCCACCAGCTTGCGCATTTGCGACAAAACCCGCAGCAGCGTGGCCAGCCAGATCGCGGCCCGGCCAGCGCGCGATATACTCATTGCGCTTCCATTTTTGACCGCGAAAGCCGTGCTGGGTGACTTCGATCCAGCCCGCCTGTTCTGCCAGATCCAGATGCTTCAGGATTGTTTTCTTATCGAGGCCAGACAGTTCGACCAGTTCTGAGACCGGCGGATAGCAAGAACCACCCGTGGCATCCATCTTCAGGCCGAGCGTGTGCAGCACCAGCCGCGTGATCGGCGGCAGGCCGGATTTGGCAACGGCATGACGCCACGACCATGCCCGCGACGTTGCGCCGTGATCAGGCTCCATCATGCCGCACCGCCTTTGCGCGCCACGTCCAGCATCGCTGCTCTGGCCGCACCAATGGTCAGCAAGACGCTATCGCGCCAGCAGCCCTGCCCGCTCCGCGTGGAATTGATCGCCGCAAACTCGGCATCGAGATAATCGACGCCAGCCAAAAACCCGGCCGTCCGCAACACCATGCGGATCGAGGCATGGTCGCGGTAAATGACACCCTGCGGCACCCGAAGCAGCCAATTGGCCCGCTCCGCGTCCGTCTGGCAATCGCAAAGCTGCTCTACGATTGGAAGTAGCCCGGTCATCCTTCACCCCCGCCGCGCAGCCACGCCTCGTACTCGCCAAACAGCGAGAGCCAGGCCGCTCTGACACGGTCATCTTCATTGATCTGTTTTTTGCTGGTGATGCCGAGGCGACCCTTGAGGGCCGCGTCGGCAGTGTCTTTGTCGTCAACCATGCACCCTTCGCTGGTCTCGCTCAGAAACCGGTGAAAGGCAGCATGGGACAGCAGAATGGAGGCTTGCGCCGCGTGGTTCGGCTTGTGCGATCGGGCCGCTGGCTGGCTATTGTGCTGCGCCTCCAGCTCACCCCGCAGATCGCGCACCGCAACCGATGCCCGATCAAACAGACGAAGAAACAGGCGCAAATGATCGAGCGCCCCACAGATCAGGTCCCGTTCGTCATGCAAGGCGGCCGGGTGAATGGTGGCAATATGCACTTGCTCGCCCATCAGCCGATGCACGACCAGGCGCAACCCGCCCCGATCCGCTTCCAGCGTCCAAACATCATCATTCAGACGCTCAGCCGACCCCTTGAGCCGGTTCACCGTCGAGACCTCACGTTGGCGGTTCACATCGTGCATGATGCCGCCACCTTGTTCACTGCGAGAATAAGGGAAAGCCCGGCAGAGCCGGGCTTGAGAAACTTGACTGAGGTATAACCGGCCATCAGTTCGCCCTCATCAGACGATCAAGATAGGCTTGGCCAAGACCAGTCAGCAGCACCGTCTTGTGATCCTCGCGGATCAGCACATAGCCGCAGGCACGGCAATCATTCGCCAACAGCCGCTCAGGGCCATCAGGCACGATCAGTCGACCACCATGGATTTTGAGCTTGAGCAGGAAGCCCCGAGCCCGCGCACTCAAGGGCCGCGCGAACAGCGGGGTCAAGGTTGCGTCGATCATGGCTGATCTCCCACAACCCGAAGGCCGAATTTTTCCCCGCCCCGCGCTTTCACACCGGCAAGCGCCTTGCGGAACACACCAATCTTCGCTTCGAGCGCAGCCGCATCCCGGTCCATCTTGGTGGCTTCCGCCGGGGTCGCAACGAGATCGGAAAACGCAATGGCCGCACCGGAGAAAAGATCACCGGCCTGCTGCATCATATCAGCATAGGCAAGGATGGCGCTTTGCTCGACAGCACGGTCTCCTTCCGGGTCCGTCAACCGCCGACCGCTCAATTCCGCCATAGCTGAGGTGACCAGAGGCAGGCCGCATTCGCTCTCCAGGGCATAGACAACCGAAATCGGCATCAAATCTGTATCACGCGGGTTGTTCATCCGGCCGATATGGCTGGGAGAAACAGATGAGATCTCCGACGCCCGCTCGATGCCGCCGGCAAGCCTAATCAGGTCGCGTTGCGCCGCTTTGATGCGATGAAACCATGCGCTTGTTTGCATAAGACAAAACCTTTCCCGCGCCGGGAAATCTCCGGCGTTTTTCCCGTGGTGGGAATTGATCAAAAATGTGAGGAATGGGCCGTCAGATACTCAGGGAGGCCCGCATGCATGCAGTGAATGGACTGGCGATTTGCCCTCTACCATCGCACCAATTTCGGGGAATGGGCCATATATGTCAGGGCGCAGCTCATGGCGGCTTATACGGGTCACTTTTTCGACCAACAGGACACGTCTTGCCGGAACGCGGCGCCACTGAGAAACCGCCTGAGGGCTAATGCCCCCCAGCGCCTGAGCCAGAAGTGTAGGACCACCACCCACAATTATTGCTTGTTTACACACATCTTCCATACGCAAATTGAAAGCATAGCTTTCATAAAAGTGCAAGCATTTCTTTCGATGAAAGTTTCTCTTTCATGAGGCATATTCTCGGTATGATGATGATCGCACGAAAAATCGACGAGGAACGCGGCCAACGCATCAAAGAGGTGCGGACCAAGATCCTGAAACTTCGCTCTCAGGAAGAGCTCGCGCAGCTTCTCAGTGAGCATGGGCGCCCGGTGACGCGTGGCGCAGTTGGAAATTGGGAGCGTGGCGCTGAGGTCGGGATAGAAAGTTTGAAAGCGATGTGCGAGCTCGCGAACGTAGACCTTGATTGGCTGGCATTTAACCGCGCACCCAAAATAGGAAATCTGATCTCCTCCTTTGACCCAGACCAACACGAGCCGGCCGACATCGGGTCGGAAAGCGACAGTCGCGAAAGCTGGATTCCCCAAATTGAGGGTGCAGTACCGGAGCTGGATGTACGTCTTGGCGCAGGCAACGGAACAATCGGAGAATTAATTAACGTGCCTTTTGCAAATGGTAGCGTTTCCGCACACAAAGTAATTGCAGAGTGGGTGTTACCCGAAAACTATCTCAGGCACGAGGCGAAAGCCTCCCCCTCTCACACGGTCATTTTTGAGGTCATTGGGGACAGCATGCAGCCGTCTTTCCACCCTGGTGACCGAGTGCTTATCGATCTTTCGCAAAACCAATTTTCGGTTGATGCCGTATACGCAATCAGCGATGGCTTTGCGGAGCCACAAATTAAGAGATTGCAACGGGTACCATTTTCAAATCCCACTGAGGTACGAATCATATCTGATAACCCTGCGCTTGAAACATTCACAGTTCAGCTCGATCGCCTAACAATCATCGGGCGCGTTTGTGGGCACATCGCACGAAAATAGCTTCTGCGCTGATGTGCACCATCCAATATCAAGGCCCTAAAGGGCCTTTTTTTATGCCCTCACAACGGACCGAACGAGCCAATAGCCGAACAGCTCAATATCAATCTTGACACAAAATGAAAGCATAACTTTCAAAACTCTTGCGTCGCTATGAAAGATCTGCTTTCATATAGCTCAGATTGGTTCTCTTCACCAAAAAATTTCAGACACCCCAAACACAGCGCGACTTGGCAAAGCCGCGCAGGATCACCCGTGCCTTATGGCCGGAGGAAAGGAACAAGTATGAGCATCAAACAATCAAGGCGAACCGAAGCAGATAGCAGCGTAAAAAACTGCAAGCCGAAGCCTTCTACCGTCCCCAACGGCGCCACCGCCGAGACTATCCCGCGTTTTAGAATGCGCACCAAGAACGGTGCCATGATCACCGTGCCGCACGTCACCGCGCATGTGAAAATGATCGCACATGAACAGAGGCGTCGCAGAGTGATGGACTTCAAAAACGCACAGCCACAGACGCGGGAGAGATAAAATGCGGAAAGCTGATCAGACTCAGGGGATGCACCCCACTAAAAAGCGTGCCAGCGAGCATGCCATGGCCGCTGCCTTGAAGGCCGCCCGACGCGCAGGCCTCATGGTAGACCGCCTGCTTATCCAGGACGGCACGGTTGAGATACGATTTGCCAGCAGCGTTGAGAGCGATGCCGAACCAGCCTCTCTTGACCTTAAAGAATGGTAGGATGTCATGAAAGTCAGCTATCCCGGCCTTATCAAGGAAGATATGCCTTCTGGCAATGTTCGTTACCGCGTCCGGGTGATTGGCAACCCGAAACAGCGGATTCGCATTTTTTGCCTGCCAGGCGATGAAGACTTCAGCCGCCAATATACGCTTGCCCGCTATGGAGAACAGCCTGTGCCTTTGAAGAAGGCATCCGAGGTGGTCAAGCCCAGGTCTATTGGCTGGCTGGTGCACAGTTATTTTGAATACATGGAGCAAAGGGTAAAGGCCCGCCTCTCCAGCGCAAAAACGCTGAAGAAGAAACGAAACCTGCTGGCCCGGCTGATTGAGGACCCAGACCGGATCATGATCATCCCTCAACCAAAGCTGATCGAAATGCAGGATAAAATGGCCAGTACACCCGCCCAAGCGGACGCCTTCATCGAAGCTATCAGCGTCATGTATGAGTGGGCAATCAAGCGAGGCCACCTCAAAACCAATCCAGCTAAGGGAATTGACCGGATCTATAAAAAAGGCGACGGGGCAACGCCCTGGAAATCAGCCGATGTGAAACGCTTCTTTGCCCACCACAAGCCGGGTTCAAAGCCTTTCATTGCAATGTCCATTCTGCTCTGGACAGGATGCCGCATCGAAGACCTGACATTCCTTGGCCCGAGGCATGAGTGCATTCTGGACGGACTGGAGGCGCTGCGATGGGTGCCCGCAAAGAAGGGCTCATCGGAAGTGACCATTCCCCTGCTCAAGCCCTTGAAGGCCGCGATCCACAGCCAAGGCACAATAGCAGAGACCTACATCGTGGCACGCGGCAACAAACCATTTGCCAGCGGCGATTCCATGTCAGCCATGTTCAAGCGCTGGTGCATTGACGCCGGCCTGAACCACCTTTCCGCTCACGGTGTGCGTAAAGGCCTGGCCGAGTTGCTGGCAGAACAGGGATGCAGCCAATATGAAATCATGGCCATTCTCGGCCACTCAGAAGCCAAAACAAGTGAGGTTTATACCCGCCGCGTGGAGCGCTGGAAGCTCGCGCTGCAAGCAATGGACAGGCTCGATGTGTCCCACGCATGGTTTTGA